GGAACAGATAACTCCTCATATGCCTTTCTAGGCAACTAGAATTGTGCGTATCCGGTAGCCGCGAGGAACCGGCGCCATATCATTTGGCGTGAGTAAAGGGATCAAACCGCCTCTCCAAGCTGTTACTTTTGTAGCGAAGAGGGGACTGGTAACCTGAGGACCCACAGCGGTTGCTCTTGCAACGCATTTGACTATTCCTAGCCAAGGGAGTGGGATTAAAAGCCCAAAAAGGCTTATCTGGGATGTGGCCAGCACCCAGAAGGGTAGACTCGAAAGAGATAATCAGTCCGATCTCAAGTCCTTCGGGATTTGGGGCAACCGGGCTATCCTATATAGATGAAGCGACCGGGGACGAGAGCACCCGAAGTAGTAACTCTCCTTGTTGGAAACAGAGGCCACCTCGATGGTCCGTCCTCTCGAAACGAGAGGGCCAGGGAGATTGTTGGCGTAGCTGCCACCATGCATTATAGGAGAACATCAGTTCATAACAAATGCCTCTTGCAAGGTGTACAGGATGCTCGTACTTCTGTATACAAAGTTAAGGTGGTAAAGATGTCCGCAAGGGCAATCGATACCGTAGGATCTTTTCCGAAAATGTGCAGTTGAATCTCTGGACGGAGTTTAACCGTGACTTTGAAGCGATGTCGCTTCGTCATTGTGAGTAAAATCACCTGAGAGATACTGTACGGGGCCAAGACCTCTACAGATATTGCGAGTGAACCTGAAGTGTTTCACCGACACGACCCTACCAAGGGTGCCTGCAGCCCGCATTGCGGAAACTGAAGGCGTAAAGCGGTGATAGCTAAGCATCATTGACACTTACTATCATGAAACTTCGAAACATAATTCCTATTTCTAGGATTGTTCCCGGAGCCCACTTTACGTGGCAGACCACTGTAAAAGGTGGTCGCGCCTTGGGTGCGGCACTGTTAAAGGTGCTTCACCTAAGGGTCGGAGGAATGACTTTGTCATGGTGCACTGCAACGTTCCACTTCGCCAAGTATGTAGTACGGTTACAACGCCGTTCTGGGTGGCCATATGTGGTCAAATATCTAAAGGCCGCAAGCGTTCTGCTTCAGCAGTCTGCGAGTGGTCAGCGGATTAAATCGGCCCAAGAACTAGGTGCAGCCGTTTCACGTACAGCGTCCGGGATCCCGCGTATAATCCCTCATTCAATGAGAGATCAGATACGATCAGGAAACATATGGACTGTAAAAGTATGGCTTTCGTTCTTCTGCCTATATCGAGTAATCGATTATAGGGGAAAGCTTAAGTTACACACGATTACTGCGCCGGCAACGGTGCGACCAGAATTTCTTGTAGGATGGTACCGCTTTATAATTGAGCTGTTCCCTATCATTCTTAGAATGTGTGGGAAAACAAGCTCAGCCAGCTTCTGGGAGAGGAAGGTTAGTCGAAGCACCAGAAATGGTGAACCGTCAGTTGACCTCAATGGCACTCTTTGGAGTGTGGTTGACTCGCTGACCGCTAATTGGATCCCTGATAGCTGGAAAGGGTACCCTTGGAACCTTAAACCCCGACTGCTCGCGATTCAAAAATCTTCGCCAAACAGCTCTAAGGGGCCGTGGTCTGGACCTGGTCCAGGAGGAACCACCTCAACGGGGGCGCTGCTCACTGATCTTATGATGTGGGCAGATCCGCAGTTCACTGCGATAAGCAATGATTTACGGTCAGTCCTGAAGGACTGGTTGTCTGCGGTCGAGGACGTGGCTTTAACCCGTCTTCTGTCCTTCGCCAAGGGCATGCCCGAAACCTTAGACCGTTTCGGTCTTTGGGATTGGGAGTACATGTCGGCTCTTTGGCCGAATCCTGAACAACCCTATCCTCGGGTTCTAGAAGGTTTTGGAACACCGCGAGGTATCGGCAAACTAGGGTTTAAGCCCGAACCTGCTGGGAAGATACGTGTTTTCGCAATGGTGGATAACGTGACCCAATGTGTACTTAAACCGGTACATGACCTGTTGTTTTCTATCCTTGGGCACCTGCCTACGGATGGGACCTTTGATCAACTTCGGCCTGCGAAGGCCTTAGTTGCTAGGGGATTAAGGGTATTTTATTCCTTTGATCTTTCAGCAGCGACGGATCGGTTTCCAGTAGCATTGCAGCACGCAGTCATGTCCTTGATACTAGGACGTCGGCTAGCGGGTCTATGGGTTAAATTCCTGGTAAACAGGGATTACATAGTGCCTCGTTATATAGCGCCGCGATGGAAAGTTCCGGAAGGGACTCCCAAAGACGTGCGGTACGGGGCTGGCCAACCGATGGGTGCGCTCACCTCTTGGGCGGCCTTCTCGCTTACCCATCATTTCCTAGTGCAGTATGCTGCATATAAGGTGTTTGGAACGATTGAGTTCTTTCTGGACTACGCATTACTTGGAGACGATATTGTAATCGCACACAAGAAAGTAGCCGAGAGTTATCTCGCTCTGCTCCGAGAAATCGGGGTCGAGTATGGGTTGGCGAAATCATTGATCTCGTCTACTGGAGGCTTTGAGTTCGCTAAGCGAACCTTTGTCTCCGGAAAAGATGCATCACCTATCTCCCTTCTGGCACTTGGGGTGGCGAAAGCCGACCTCAGTGTGCTGGAACAGGTGATGGTGCATGCTTCGGTTGACTCTTTGGGTAACGCCCTTAGGGTTGGATCGAAGATCCTAGGCTATGGGTATCGAACTCTGGCGCGGCT